TCTTACGTCTGCGAATATTTACTATGGCTAAGAAAACCCCATCCCTTGCTGTAGGTCGCGGTGAGAAGCTGCCGGTCAAGCAGGGGGCAGGGTTAACTGCCAAAGGTCGTGCTAAGTACAACGCTGCAACAGGGTCAAACCTAAAGGCTCCACAGCCCGAAGGTGGTCCCCGTAAAAAATCATTTTGCGCTCGTATGTCAGGGATGCCCGGTCCGATGAAAGACGAGAAAGGCAGACCAACACGCAAGGCGGCAAGTCTTAAACGGTGGAAATGTTAATGCCAAGCGTATCGGACAAACAAGCGCGTTTTATGCAAGCTGTAGCAAACAACCCTAAGTTTGCAAAGAAAGCTGATGTGCCGCAGTCCGTAGGACAAGATTTTGCTGAGGCCGACAAAGTCAAAATGTCAAAAAGCAGGCCAGATTTGCAGGGTGTTAACAAACCAAAAACTGATCACGGTTCGATGAATCTTTTTAAAGAAGGTGGTGTTATGAAAGACATTAAACAAGACAAAGCTATGGTTAAGAAAGCCGTAGGTATGCACGACAAACAGATGCACGGCGGCAAGAAGACCGATATGGCTGCGCTTAAAAAAGGCGGGATGCCAGCTAAGATGATGGACAAAGCTGGTCGTGCTATGTCAGCCCCTACCCCCGATATGATGGGTCGTGCTATGGCTAAACGCCCAATGGCTGCAGCTCCTGCCGCGCCTATGATGAAGAAAGGCGGTATGACTAAGATGGCTAAGGGTGGCGGTATTGAGTCTAAGGGTAAAACCAAAGGCAAAATGATCACAATGAATCGCGGCGGACGCGCCTGCTAAGGAACTACTATGGCATCTACTGATTATCGTCAACCAACTCCTGCTGAAAAAGCAAAACTTGATAAATCTCGTGCAATGATGGTCGAGGGTATCAATGAGGAAAAAAGCCCTATTACTCGGCTTATGCCAACTATGACTAAAGCGGCTCGTGACCAGCAAAAATCTGCTACGCCTATAACGACGCTGGTTACAAAAAAGGTGGCAAAGTTAAAAAGATGGCTAAAGGCGGATCGGCCTCAAGCCGTGGTGATGGCTGTGCTACTAAAGGCAAAACCAAAGGTCGTTTTGTATGATAGCCTCGCGTGGAATGGGCGACATTAACCCTTCCAAAATGCCGAAGGGTAAAAAGGTTGTTCGCAAGGACAACCCTAATGACGTTACTATGTTTAAACGTGGTGGTAAAGTAACAAAAAAAATTAAAGCCTTTTCTGGCTTTAAAGGATTTAAGGGCTATAAATGACCACATCTTTTGCCTATATTCATTGCAAACCAACCGGCGTACCTTTCTACGTTGGTAAAGGCGCATTGCGTAGAGCAAAATATTTAGGTGAGCGAAACCAACACCATCAAAACATCGTTGCAAAATATGGTGCAAAAAACATTTTAGTTGGTTTGCTGGAATGTTCTACGCCAGCAATAGCCTATGATCTTGAGGCTGGCATTATAAAGTGTTTATGCAGGTCTGGTGTTGAGCTATGCAACTTAACTGCGGGTGGTGATGGCGGGAGAAGCCCATCTGAAGAGACCCGCAAAAGGTTATCTGAAGCCGCTAAAAAACGTGGTGTGTCGGAGGCGTGTCAACTAGCAAAAGTAGCAGCTAAAAAAGGCAAGCCATTAACACAAGAACAAAAAGAAAAGTTACGTCAAAAACAACTTGGTCGTGTATTTTCTGAAGAGCATAGGCAGAACATTAGCATTAGCGCTAAAAAACGTGGAATGGTAGCCTGCCATGCAGCTAGAAATGCAAAATTAGGGAAACAAAATGGCGACTAGCGGATTAACAGCATTTAATCTTGACCTTTCTGAGTTAATTGAAGAAAGTTTTGAGAGATGCGGGCAAGAATTGCGTACTGGTTATGATCTTCGTACAGCACGACGTAGTTTAAACATTCTGACAATTGAATGGGCAAACCGTGGCATTAACCTGTGGACAATTGAGCAAGGTTCGTTCCCGCTTGTTACAGGGCAGATTGCATACCCAATACCAACAGACACAATAGATTTGCTGGATCAGGTAATTCGTACTGGCTCAGGGTCAACACAAGTTGATATCAATATCACACGCATATCTGAATCAACATATGCCACGATCCCCACAAAGAACGCGCAGGGTCGTCCTATTCAGGTGTGGATTAACAGGCAATCTGGTAACACAAATGCCGTTGCTTCTACTGTTTTAGACGGTGCAATTACAGCTACAGCCACCACAATTAACGTTGTATCAACGGTTAGCTTGCCATCACAGGGATACATTAAAGTTGATAACGAAGTCATTCTTTATCAAAACGTTAGCGGAAACCAGTTGTTAAATTGCTTTCGTGGGCAGAACAATACCACTGCCGCCACGCATACCACTACAACATCTGTGTATCAAATATTCCTACCTAACGTAAACGTGTGGCCTACACCTAATGCACCGGGCAACCAGTATACGTTTGTGTATTGGCGCTTACGCAGAGTGCAAGACGGTGGTGGTGGCGTAAATACGCAAGATATACCTTTCCGCTTTATCCCGTGCCTTGTAGCTGGACTTGCTTATTATTTGAGTTTAAAACTACCGAATATGGACATGAATCGTGCTGTTGGATTAAAAGCCGATTACGAGCAGCAATTTCAGTTGGCGGCAGATGAGGATCGTGAGAAAGCAGCAATACGGTTTGTACCTAGACAGCTTTTTTATTGAGGTGAGTCATGCCCTCTAAATATGCTTCTGGCAAACACAGTATTGCGGAATGTGACCGATGCGGTCAGCGGTACATGCTAAAAGAGTTACGTAAGCAAGTTTTAAAAACGCATTTGTATAACGTTAAGGTTTGCCCTAGCTGTTGGGACCCGGATCAGCCGCAGTTGCAATTAGGTATGTATCCGGTAAACGACCCACAGGCTGTGCGTGAACCAAGACCGGATGTGAGCTATCAAGTATCAGGCAATAGTGGTTTGCAGATTGGATTAACTGGGTCAACAAATGTAGCAGATTATGGTGTCCCTGAAGGCGGTAGTAGGATATTTCAGTGGGGCTGGAACCCTGTTGGCGGTGCGATGGATAATGGTTTGACACCTAACAATTTAGTAGTTGATTGTCAGATTGGTACGGTTACAATAACAGTTACTTAGGAGCCTATCATGGCATATAAACGTGGCGCAGATGGCGTGGTAAGCAAAGGTAAAACTAAGGGTAAAAACCTTGGTGATTCAGGCCCATCCGTGGGCATTGAAAAGGGCGGTAAAAAATCCGCTGGCGTAACAGGTAAAGCTATGCGAGCTGTTGGTCGCAACATGGCTCGTGCCAACAACCAAAAGTGAGATGGTCATGGCTAAATTTAGCGCAAAAATGATGGGCAAAGAAGTTGGTGATGCTGGCATCTACGCTGAACCACACACAATGAAAGGTGGCGCTGTGAACGTAAAAGACGCAATTAGCCGTAAGCCTGACCCCAATACTCTTTCGTCCGAACAAGTTAACCCACGTACTCTTGCTATGCGTGTAAGCGTAGGCAACCCCGGGCGTGATGATGTTAAAACAACTGGCATTGAAACTCGCGGAAACGGTGCAGCAACCAAGGGTCGTATGGCTCGTGGACCTATGGGCTAACTATGAATTACGCTCAACTTGTCACTGCGATTGAGGACTATACCGAAACAACTGAGTCAACTTTTGTTTCGCAGATACCCAATTTTGTGCAGCTTGCTGAAGAGCGTATTTATAACGCAGTTGATTTACCGTCTTTGCGTAAGAACGTACTTGGGTCATTGACCGCTAATAACAAGTATTTGGCTTTGCCCGGTGACTTCTTGTCTGTGTTTTCATTGGCGGTTATTAACGCCGCTGGTGAATACGAATACTTGCTAAACAAAGACGTTAACTTTATTCGCCAAGCTTATCCACAGCCTACAGACACCGGTAAACCACAGTATTACGCCATCTTTGGACCGAACAGCAGCTCCGTTAATGAGCTAACCATTATTGTTGGACCGACTCCAGACGCTTCGTATAGCGTTGAGTTTCACTACTTCTACTACCCAGAGTCAATTGTCACTGCGGGTACATCATGGGTAGGGGACAACTTTGAGTCAGCGTTGCTTTATGGTGCGCTGCGAGAAGCTGTGATCTTTCAAAAAGGCGAGCAGGATATGGTTGCCTACTACGAAAAAATGTATATGGAGTCATTAGCCTTGCTCAAGAACTTGGGTGATGGCAAGTTACGCCGTGATGCTTATCGTTCTGGTCAAATAAGGTTGCCGGTGAAATAATGCCCTTTACTGGAAACTACCTTTGCACAAGTTTTAAAGTGGGGCTGCTTGGCGCAAGCTTTGACTTTGCTACGCCAACAACAGATGTTTATAAGATTGCTCTGTATGACAACGCAGCAGCTTTTGACGCATCAACTACTGCGTACACAACAGACAATGAAGTGGTTGCATCTGGATACACCGCTGGTGGTTTAGTGTTAACCCCAACAGTTAGCTATGACGGTACAACGTCTTTCCTGTCGTTTGCTAATGTGTCATGGACATCTGCTTTAACTGCCCGTGGTGCATTAATTTATAAGGTTGGCGGGTCAAGTATCTGCGTATTAGACTTTGGTTCCAACAAGACTTCTACGTCAACATTTACTGTTGAATTTCCCGCTGCTAGTAGTACTACCGCCATTATCAGGCTCGCGTAAGGATTAAAAATGTTTAATGATAAAACAACTTCTACAGACCAAATGACAGCAGGTTTAGTCATGGGTACACACTCTGGTGAAAAAGCCGCAGCAACGGGCGTCTACACGATTGAATGCTTTGACGCACAGGGCAACCTGAAGTGGGAAGCCAAGTCAAAGAACTTAGTAGTCAACGTCGGCTTGCAAGACATGAACGCCAAGTATTTCACAGGCAGTGCTTACACAGCCGCTTGGTACATTGGGCTTTATGGTGCTGGTGCATCAAACACCCCTGCCGCTAGTGACACTATGTCTTCTCATGCAGGGTGGACAGAGGCTGTCCCTTACAGCAACGCTACACGCCCCGTATGCACGTTTGGCACACCGACTACGGCTAACCCCTCAGTGGCTACCAATTCAGCGTCTCCTGCCTCGTTTAACATCAATGCGACAGCAACGGTTGGCGGCGCGTTCCTGACAAGCAACAACACAAAGAGCGGCACAACAG